AGTTTCTTGCAGAAGTTTGTCGAGTGATGAGTTGCGTGACTTTTTGAGGGATGCAAAAGAGTTTGCCATATCTGTATATTCCTTATATCGTTGTATAGATTGTATGTAACTTGTCCACGTATTCATAATGTATTTGTATATATTACACCAATTTGGGGATGGTGTCAACCCTTTTTATTTAGTGAATTGATTTTTTTTGTTGAGGACTTTCCTGACTTTGTGCTTTTTGTAAATTTTGGGAGACGTATGAAAAATTGACTTCTAGTTCCTTAACTCTAGTTCTTAGTTCTTGATTTTCTTTTTCCAATTCGGAAATTTCTATTTGAAGTTCTGTTAAATCATTTTGAGTCATGAGTATATCTCCAATATAATTTGCTTTAACTTACTGTTGTCAGCATTGGTAAAGTGGTATAAGAACGGACGATATTTTTTAATGAGTGAAACAGTATCATTCAGTATTATATCATCTTGCTTAGACCAATGTTTGGTGAAGTGTACCAGATCATCAAGTAAAACAAGTGTTTCTAGTGACACAATACCTCTTTGGAAGAGACGAAATGCATACGGATGCTTTCCATCTTCTATCACAAAAAGATTATTAAAGTTCTCCTCTTTACTATGAATTTTTGTTAGTTCTTCTTTAAAGTTGTATGTCAGTGATTCAGTTCGTTTCCGCCATTTTTTGTAAACGATATCATGATAAGGACAAAGTAAATCACCAATCCAACCTTGCCGATTTCCATCTACTGTAGAAGCTACTAAAAATTTTATCCATTCATCTTTACGACTATATTTTTTAAGTGCTTTCTCAAACAAGTATTTATCTTTTCTTGCCATGAAAGAACTATGACTAGCAGAAATTTTTCCGTTGTATTTAAAATAGTCGTAAGCACCCTCCTTGAAATGTCTTGTTATCGCAAGAAAGGATTGATATGCATCAAAAGAACTCATTTCATCACTCATAAAGGTAGTCTAGATGGTCTTTCTAAAAAATTTAATTCTTGAGCTTCAAATTTTATTTTTTCTTTAATGTTAATATTTAATAGTTTTGCGGCAGTTTCTATGTCGAATTCATTTTCTTCACACCACCAAGTAATAGCATCCATATAAGTCAATTTTTTATCTTTAACAACGTTCTCTATTACTAAAGAAAATTTTTGAGTAGTCATTAAATCCAACATTTATTACTCCTATATTAAGTAACTTGGTATTATAATACCATAAATGTCATAGTTAATCAAGTTCCATATTTATAAATAGTATCTCTAATCATTTGATTGAAATTCCCTTCATTATTTTTATATCATGAGTCACAGAAGGAAGAACTCATGATTTTCGAAGCTATCGCCGCAATTCAAATCGCAAACGAGGCAATCGGTGCCATTAAAGAGTTTGCGGGTCACGTCGAGTCCGTCGGTCAGATGGGCAAAGATCTAACTAAACTTGCAGACGCAAAAGCCGAACTTGAGAAAGATGCGGCATCCGGTGATATGGAAGCGTTTTGGGCTCTAGAAGACATCAAGCGGCATGAAGCTGAAGTTAAGCAAATGTTTATCTACAACGGTCGGGCAGGACTTTGGGATGATTACTGCAAGTTCATTGAAAACAGAAAGATGATGCGTGAAAACGAACGCAAACGTCAAGAAGAAAAAGAAAAAGCAAAGAAGAAACTCATTAAAGATACTTTAATATACGGAAGTGTGGGACTTGCTTGTCTTGCTGTTGTCGGTGGTGCAATTTGGTTACTGCTATGGTTAATCTCACTTAAATGATAAGACCAAGAAGAATTGCACAACCGAAATACGATTATCGGCATCAACTGTTATTTGAGAGAATACAGAAGGTGCGTGATGACTTTGAAGAAAAGAAAAAAATAATAAAACAAAAATGGAGAAATCTATGAAAGTAAATGAGTATGACGTAGAGGTAATCAAAGTGGTTGACGGTGATACTGTTGATGTGAACATTGATCTTGGATTTGGTATCTGGTTGAAAGATGAACGTGTTCGTATTATGGGTATTGATACACCCGAGTCACGGACATCAGATAAAGTCGAAAAAGTATTTGGTCTTGCATCGAAAGCAAGGTTAAAAGAACTACTTGATGAAGAAGCAATTCTTATCACATACGATGATAAGAAAGGTGAAGATATGAAGGGTAAGTTCGGAAGAGTACTTGGTGATTTTAGATGTGGTGGACGAACAGTAACTGAAATATTGATTGAGGAAGGTCATGCTGTTCCTTACGATGGGCAGTCGAAAGATGACATAAAAGAGCAACACATGATCAATCGTCAACGATTGATTGGTGAAGGTAAAGTAACATTGGAGGCATAACATGGAATTTGTAGTAGATCAACTAGTAACTTGGTGGCAGTTCACTGTCGTTGGTGTTGTCATTCTTATCGGATGGGTTGCTAATCTGTTTGGTGTAGACAACAAAAAAGAACTCATTGGATTCTCTTATAAAGAGATGCCACATATGCAACCGATTAAGATTGACACTGCAGGTAAAGGATTCTGGGGTGCAATATGGTTATGGTTTATGGGTGTACGTCAGTGGAGAATTGCAAAGGATTTTGAATATACTATTCATGGAGACAAGTATGTTATCCCTGCAGGTTTTGAATTTGACGGTGCGTCGGTACCCAAGTTTCTTGCCGCATGGTTGTCACCAACGGGTGTTTTGTTGATGGGCGGTTTGATTCATGACTACGCATACAAATATGAAACATTAAAGCGTAAGGGTAAAGGTACCATGGGTACACTTACTCAAAAACAAGCAGATATCATTTTCCGTGATATCAACATCGAACAGAACGGATTCCATCTATTAAACTATCTTGCATATTGGGCATTGCGTATTGGTGGTTTTGTCGCATGGAATGGTCACAGAAAACGGAATGCAAGAATATGATTGAAGTTTTATTAGTTTTTTCGATTAACGGTGGACTTGAAGATATATCGGATCGAGTGTTTACATCTTATGAAGAATGTTCTGCATTTGTAAACACTGTTGCGAATATGGATGTCGTAAACTCAGATTATGGATTTAAATTCGTCGCATCTGACGGTATGCTTTTTGAAGGACAGTGCGTCGAGATGCGAGAATGGTTTCTTAAGAAAGGTGACTTTAAGTTAAGTTAAATCCCCGGTGGAAACATCATTCTCATATTATCACCACTTGCAAGAATGCAGGTGACACCAACTTGCTTATTTACTACAATGAATGACCAAGTGGTTGATCCTGCATTAATCCACAAAGAGTGGAACAGATCATGTCCTTGACCATTTTGACTTGGTGCCATCATAACAATTTCTTCCGAATACTTAGTTTTGATGCCTTCAAGAATGTGATCAGTGTCACCACAAAACATGGGTAATTGTTTTTCATCAAACGGAATGCCATTGTGTTCAGCAAATGATGCTGTCGTCCATAACAACATGAGTAATGCGAGTGTTCTCATGTGAGTTGCCTCTAGAAATGAAAGGGGTGTTTCTGTTGCCAAGTACACCCCCAAAAAACTCCGCAACCTCAATCAGGCTGCAAGTGCAAATGTATTATCGTTTGCGTTTACTTTAAGTTGCTTCTTCGACCGGGAACCCCCAATCCTATCGTCTTCTGCCTTGACGGATTCTCCACTTTCCTACTTGCATCGATGTCGAATCTATATCTGCCCCATCATAAACACACCTTGATGCACTTATGGTGGAGCAGGAGGGATTCGCACCCTCGTCCATCAACCTTTCGGTCTGCTTCACTGAATCAATATTATTTATAACACATGTTAGACGTATTTGCAAGACATGTATTCTATCCACATTACAGCATCATACTCACTTTCAAACCATTGAATATGAGATTCCATTGTAATTATATGCCACATAAATGCTTGAACTTGACTGTCATACTTTGATACTTTGCATGCCCATTCACCAATTAAGACGGGATCGTATGACTCAAACATTTTTCTCTCCTATACTGAGCAATAGTTTCTACGCATTCGTGAATGTAATTATCCCTTCTTTCCTCAAAGATTTGAGGTGGTTCTCCATCCACTGCGATTACCACTACTATTTTATTTATAGGAATTCCAGTTCTTTCTTCCCACATAACTGCATATGCGGAACACTGTTGAAAATAATTTGATATGTATTCTTTCTTTTTGAGTTTGCGACTTGTCTTGAAGTCGATGACTGCTATCTTCCCATCCCACTCAGCAATACAATCAACACGACCTGCAACACCAAGATACTCAGACCATAAAGGTACTTCTTGTGCGTAAACATTGTCAAGATGTTCGTCCAGAATGGGTTTGAGTGTGTTAAAGGTTTCTCTGTCGTTTGGAAGATACTTCTTTGCATCGAGATCATTGTTGATATAATGCTCACACATTGCGTGGACATTTGTTCCACGTCGTGATGCTTTGGTTGAGATTTTGTTTGCTTCTTCTTCACCAACTCGTTTCCTCCACTTCTTGATAGCATCTCGTGACAAAATTGACAAGACTGTCGTAATAGAGGGCAACTTACCTGCGGGAGTGACATAAAACCTTTTCCCATTCTCAGATTCTGTTTGTAGTTCCTCTAACGCAAAGTTTTTGTGCGTAAAGGTTTTCATTGTTTTTTTGCTCTATGTTTTTCTAAGACTTGTTTTGTTTTGATCTCTTTTGTAGTTCTGTTTCCGATTTTCTCTGAGAGAGCACTTTGCGGATGTGCTTCCGCGATGCGCGCAAGATTTTCTTTCCAACCGTTGTCATTTTTAAATCCTCCAGATCCACGAACCATTGATGGTGCACCAATAATTTGTTTGATGTGTTGATTGTCTTTTAGATATTCTTCTTTCTTAGATATCGTTAACTGTAAACTAAATCTTGTGCCAGTTTCACTATCTTCAAAATCATACATTGGCATAACTAAACCACTCCGGTATATTTCTATTTGTCCACTTGGCAAACTTTGCCTTCTCTTTTATATAGTAGTTTTGATATGCATTGATTGCGTCAGACATCTTACAGTCGTCTGGCATTGCTTGTGGAGGGTCTGTGAAAGAACCGTCAGGAATATTCATTGGGGTATGGGATAGTGCAGATGCAAGTTTGGTATACGTTGCATGACTTTTTCCGTAACGATGTGTATACTCAAGACACAGTTGAAACCACATAGAATATAACCAACGATAGTTGCCACTGGACTGACGTGCCCAAATAGCAGAAGGGTGATTGATATGGGATGCCTTGTAGTACAAGTCTTCGTAATGCTTGTGTGGCATCAACCATCGTTTGATACGACGATTGTTTGCAGTACGATCTTCATATACTGTACCATCGAGCACCCGGTGAGCAGTCGACATTAACTGTGCATACTCGATAATCATTTTGACTACGTGCTTATCACAATGATCTTGTGCGCACCTAAGAGGATTCTTGTCTAGATAAAATACGTTCATATCAGTAAATCAATTGCCTGTGATGTATTAACTACAGTCTTCATATTACCATTGCGGTCATATGTTGTCAACTCTATTTTATCAATTATTTGTTTATCGTGATACACTCGATACGATGTTTCTGAATGAACCTCTGCTTTTGCAACAGGATCATGTCTAACATCAGTCGAGTGTATCGGATAGATTGGGGGGAATAGTCCCGACATATACTGGTCTCCATTTCTTACTTAATGTCTCGTGCTCTAGACGATACATTCTGCGTAACCACCACTTATGCTTCGCAAAATATTCAGGCCATTCCAGACAATCGTAATTGTAACCACGACCTCTCATATGCGCACATGTTTCTTCTTGATATTGATACCACTTTTCGTAGCAATAGTTTCGAAAAATCACAATTTTTTAATCCCTACTTGTCTGTAATCTGGCAATTTAATAACTTCTATGTTTTCCCAATATAAGTGTATGAAATAGTCAACAGAAATTCTAGGTGAAGATAAAATGTTTTGATCAACTTCACCTGTCAGAGGATGACTGCATTTCCACACTGTAGAATCATCAATTAGCATGATTCCATTTTTCTCTAATAAATTATAAGACAATACTAGATCCTCAATCACATTAGTTGCTTTATGTGAACCGTCTACGTAAATAAAATCGTACTTCTTGTTTTGTGATATGAGATCGCATAAAACATTGATCGATCTTCCTTTGATACACTCTATTGGAAAAACGCAATTGGATATGTTTCTTTTTGCAGTATACTCGACTTGATCCATCATCTCTTGAGTAATATCGTCATAATTATATTCCTTCATACTATATGGGTCTATAGTAGTTAAATTGCAACGATAATTTTCAACTAACCATATTGAAAATTTTCCCTCAAAGGTTCCAATCTCCAAACAGTTTTGTGGGGATTCTAAAAATGATTTTGCGTTTTCAATTGTCGCATCTGCCCAATGAAAATTAAAAATATATTTCATTATTATTCCTGTGGATCACTCCCCGGATAGTAGTAATCTTGCTCGTCCATAAAGTCTCCTGCAGTCATGAACTTGATGTCACCCATCACCCTTCGTTTTCTAGATTCCATACGCATTTGTTCTTCATCCTTGGAAACTTGTTCGTCCGTCCTTGGAGCATTTTTTTGATCTTCATTAAAATCTTCTTCATATACTCCACCACACATGATTACTATTCTACCTCTAGAGGAAAATACCTCACCATTCCAAAACTTTCTTCAGGGTATCCAAAACTGCATACCCACTCTGCTAAATCAAAATTGGGTTTAACCCAAAGGTCATAACCTGTTCCACCTACTGCTTCCTCTGGCAATGCACGAGGAAACCCATATGCCCAACCTGCAGGAGTTGGGTCTACCATTAACTGATACTTCTTTTCACTCATAGTTCAATAATCTCTAACATGTCACCATACTTCTCTTTAAGTTGGTTGTAGATGCCAGAGTTGCTCATACGCAACCCTTGACGATCTTTATATAAAGTATAACACGAACTTGAGTTAGTTTCAACCGTAAAGAAGTCTTCCTCAATATTGATATTGAGTTCCTTTACTGGACTACTCATTCTCCAACAATCACCATAGAGATAAGAACCACTCCAACCAGAGAGAATCTTTTGAAACTGCCCCGCAGGTGTCTTGACTTCAATAATCACCCAAGAGTCTGGTATGATATTTTCTTCTGGTGCTACTCTCATCATCTCTTCCACTCATGTTCACAATCTGGACACTTCCAATGAGTTGTACGGTCTTCATCCATACTGTAAATGCCAATCTTCAACCCCCACCTACCATGTTCTCGTGTTGCACCATATAATGCCGCTGCTTCATCTGCTTTGTCAACATCACCATACCGATCAAAGAAACTATCCCAGATGAGTGTGTCATCAAAGTCCTTACCGCAGTTCGGACAGTATCCATGTTCATTCATCGTCTTTCTCAATAAAAATTTTCAGTGTGCGATCATCATCTTGAATATCGTGGTCCATGTACTCATTGTCTTTGAAGTATCGAACATACTCACGTTTCTCTGGTCCAATCACTTCGACACGAGAAATCTTTGAGAACTTTCGTTCACGTTCCAACACACCCACTCTTCTGTACAACCACCATGCGTACTCTTCAAGTTGCTCGTGTGACATGTTCTTGATAGTTCCGGGCACTTTATTATAGTCAATACCTTCCAGTTTAGAACTTGCCTTGAACATTTCCATCTTCACCTTATCATATAGTTCATCGTGAATTAGTTTCTTCTTCGAGCGTAGACGTTCTTCTTCACTCATCTACCCACCACCTAATCTTTTTTCCACTTACATCTTCATACTGTGCAATGATGTCATCAAACTCCCATAGATCATGCGTTTGAAAACTTTCTAACCAATCACTGAAGTCATTCCAATCCTCACCATGCATTATAGGCAGACTGTATTCTAAACCCCAAGGTTCGTCTGGCACACCACGGATGTCAATACGACCACCACTGTAGTATGTTGTTGGTTCAGCACTGCCTTCTTCTAACAGTCCTCGCTTGCGAAACCAATCTAAACTGATTGGTCCCATCCAGTTGGTGCTGTAACTAATCATAACGGCACATTCTTCCACTGCTTCTCTTCATTTTCGATTCGTTCATTCTCGTCCCATCCAATAGGAGTGATTGCATTCTTGATGATAATCTCATCTTCCCATGCTTCACCAATTGTAGGTTCGTCTTTACGGAACTGTGCAATTGCTTCTTCAAGAGTCACTTCACGAGTCGATACAATATTCTCACCAATGTGTTCTTGTGTAAACTCTTTTGCTTCTTCGCAGACTACTGTATCAGACGCATACTCTTCTGGTGTGGTTGGGAACGAACGAGTCCCATCATGAAAGATCATCTCTTCACCAATACCATCAGGCACTTCTACCACATACCGCATACGGAACATCGAGACCGTATCAACCATTACATACTTACTCATATGACCACTCCACACATGTTGCTCTATATTGATTGCCTAGTTCCTCAAGCATTGCTTCTTTGACTGATTGGCAATCTGACCATTTATAATATATACCTTGTTCATAAGGTATGAACTCACCTGTCGTCGTTACGACTATCAGTAGTAGAATCCACATCTTTATAATCCTCTAACGTGAGACGCAGAGTCTGATAAAGATTCTGCTTTTCAAGTCGATCAATACTATCTAGGTATGGATCGAATTTTCTTTCAGGGGCATACAGATTATCGTCCGTGCGATCATATAGTTCATATATCAACTGTCTTGTCGGAACTTTACTCAGATCGGACATACTCTAACACCTCTTTAAGGTTCTTGCTCAACTGCAACCTTTTAAGAAATTCTTTACGCACCATAGGTTTTTCGAATTGACGTGCTAAGTTGCGAATATCAATACAATCTTTTGGTGTAATACCACTGATCCTCACCTCGTCATCAGTCTCTACCCAATCACGTGGGGAAGGATTTCCTTGACTGTCCAATATCTTTCCCAACTGATCCCAAATACAATTAGGAAACTCTGGGTCATACTCTTTGAGGTCATGCACGGGTGCACGATACGAGATGTCTACAGTAGGGTCACCCATTGCAGTTTTGATATTTGTATAACTCATATTAAATACTCCACTGATATCACTTTAAATCCTTTCTCTTCACACACTTTCATAATGTGATCTAGTCTGTCTTCTGTGCAAACCCATTCGTTATTTGCACCCTCTGCATTTGTATATGATACAATAATTCTCATTCTATTTCAACCCGTGAATGTTTAACTACTTTGCTAATAATAGTTTCACCAATCGGTGAGACACATTGCTCTGTTTCTATAGTTTCTATACTGAAATAATTTTCTGGCAACTTCGGACATGTTTGTTCTATAGGACAAATTTGTTGTTCTGGTCTTGGTCCCCAGTTATACATAGTGCCTATCAGAAAACCAAAACCCATCATAAAGATGCCATATATAAAATTCATAAGTTATCCAGTGCCTGTTGTGCATCGTTACGTACAGAATTTAACTCAACTGGTGTTACTGTGTCAATAGTAATTGGACGATCACTTGGGTCAATTTCTAAAAGAATGTAAGCACGAAACCGTGACCTTTCACGGAACACTGCTTTTTCGACTACTTTATATGCAGACACATCGACATTCTTAAACCCTGACTTAGATACCTTTTTGGTATCTTCAATAGTACGACCACCAGTCGTAGAATTATCAGCAATATAACTCTGCACTTGCATAGACACTTTATTGCTCATTTTATCACCAAGAATAATTTTTGCTTGATGCATCGCCTTATCCATAGAAAACTGCAAGTCACCCGACAGACCTGATCCAGAACCATACAATGATGTTTCAGTATCTTCTGGCAATTTAATATACCATTCGGGAATCTGATCTTCTTTTTTAATTTTCACCATTTCTGATGGAGGAGCATCGACAGGTTCGACAACGGTTTCTTCCATCAGTTCAACAGGTTGACTATCACCACCTGTTGACGAACACCCTGCAACTACTAAAAGTGCAGGTAAAACAAATAACTTTCTCATACTCTAAATCTCCTTGTTGCTATTACGCAACTCAATCGCATCTACTGGCAGTGAGATGCGTTCCCAGTTCTTCACCTTTGAAAACTGTTCAGTCAACAACATAAAACTATGTGGTTCATAGTAAAGAGTCTCACCGCAGTCAAACTCTACATACATCACTGGGGTGTAATTTTTAGGTAACATTACGCAACCTCCTGCATCATCTGAACTGCCAAGTTATACTCAGCATCGTTATCACAAGTGTCGATCAACTCGACACGACCATCGTAGTCCATGCTAGTCTCAAACGGGATGTATGCTTCTTCACCCTCACGACCAAACTCAGCACCATCTGTCTCAACGATGATGGTGTAACCTAAAAAGATGTAACGACCTTTGGCATCACAAACTTCACCTTTGGCAATCACTTTACCTTCAATGTATGCCCCTTTAGAACCAAAGAAGTCATAACCACGGATAACCATACCCACTTCTGCAAGATTTTCATATTTCAACATAATATTCTCTCTTCTCAATCAACACACTCAGTATAGCAAACTGGACACGAATGTATAATGGTATTTTTCAATCAATATCTTAAAGACCATTGGTTACAGCAATCGTTTCAAACTTACGACGAGTCTTGCTAAACGTCAAAGGTTTCTCATAGATTACGAAAGCATCTGGGTTGCCTTCTGGATAGTACGCAACGAGTTTGCCTGTCTTCTTGTTTACATAGTAGTGGTTTTCAGGATAACGAAAACCATCAACCGTTCCAGTAACTTCTTTCAATTGCTCAATCATAAATCACCTTTAAGTGCAAGATAAACAAACGCGGTAATAGTTACTACCGCAACCAAGATCACATCGTAGTAGTTCTGTGTGTATTCCATAAAAAAACCCCTCTCAATCAATATGTACATAATACCATACTGGTTGGAGGGGTCAAGAACTTTTTTGAATTATTTTATTAGACATTAGTCTAATATAGTTGACGTGCAGCCTCTTGTAGTTCGAGACTCATTTGATCTAACTCTTCTGCTGTTTCGGGTTCTTTATTGTGGAACTCCCAGTCTGTGACTGAAACTTCTTCACCACCTTCTTTTACAAAGATCAAGTCTTTGACATAACTGAATGAACATCCTTGAAGGAAATACAAGAAACTCATCATAACCTCGTCGAGGGTTTCACCTTCAACTGTGTGTTCTACGGTAGAGGTCTGACCATACAGATCTGTGCACTCTCTGCGGAATGTGTACTTATCCTTCATCAATCACTTCCTCTACCAACTCAACATATAAAAAACCGTGAGTCTCTTCGATAATTTCTTTCATCTCCTCAACGGTCTTACCACTGTTCATCAACTCAATGATATCTTCTCGGACATCAAATACTTTATTCCCCATCGCACTCATCGATCATATCCCCAATCATTTTTCGACCTTTGCCAGACTTTATTGTACCATTACTATCAAAATGAATCAACCCCTGTCCTTCAAGTTGTTGTAGAGTGAGGACAGTTGCAACTTCTACTCCTTCTTTCATACCGGCATGATATGAAAAGTAAACACATGCGATGATAAATCCTAAAAATATGATCGACCATTCAATTGCCATACAGTATCCTTATTCGTTGATTTTCTTTACAAACACTGATTCGTCCATAAAGAAAAGATTTTCTGCGTTAATAGGATTTGTTTCTGAATTGTCAGGGTACACAAAAACAAAATTTACATTGCAATATTTATTTAAAAACCACTCTAGATATTTAATTCTATAGTAATTATCTGATTGAGATGCATGAGTCTCTGGTCCATAATTTTCTGTATTTCTATAGATATTATCAGTAGAAATTTGCCCCTTTAAGACAAAATCAAATCCCAAGCAATACAGCACATCATGTTCCTTACGAATTGCCTCAATCATTGCATTCATACCTGCATTCGATCTTCTGCGATTAGGACTGTATTCTGCAGGTTCAAACTGCTCATCATATGGTGGGATAATCACAGTCCCATTCCCATAGATGCCTTCTGAATTCCTAATCTCTCTTGTCATTCCTTGATCAATAGTAATTAAGTAGTCCCACTTATCAAAATCCCTATACAGAGCATTACAACCAAAAATAGTTGCCTGTCCAACAAGGTCATTTAGATTAATGTTTTTTCTACTGACACCGTTACCGACGATTACTGCGGGTTTCAACAATTTCATTTTCTAATTCGTCCCAAGACTCGGATTCTATAACATCCATCAAGTGTGTTTTGTAATTGTGCCGTGATTCTTTTTTAAGAGGTCTTTTGCGAATATCTTCGTTCTCTTCGGAATACTCACGGAAAGACTTTTTAATTTTACCCATATTAGACTCTTGTCGTGTTTAAAACCAATCCTTCGCTAAGTTTGGGAACGCTTCCGCGACCAACTTGCGAGTCAACCCCCGATATGGTAGTTTACGTTCTTTCATACCTATTAGAATTTTACAGTCATCAGGACTTAATGCCTCTAAGGACTGAATGAAAAGTGATTCTCTTTTAGCAGAAGTAAGATTTCTTTGCGTGTTTGTCGGTCCTTCTACAAAAAGATAAAACCTTTTCATCTCAGAATTGAGAGAGACTGAAGCATCTTCGTCACCAGTTAATGCTTTGTATGGAGGAGTTCCTTCTGGTAGTAACCAGTTGATACGTGGGTTATAAGTATACCCCAGAACTGCTTTAATCAGTGGTCCACTGTTTTCCTGCAGGATCGCAATCTTTTCTTTTTTAGTTTTTGCCCTACCGACTCTTTCGAATACGGAATGCAGACTTTCTCTAGTCATTAAAATTCACCTATACACTCAGTTAATAATTTCAATTTCTTCTTTATAAAGTAATTCAGAAGACCTTTCCTGTCGGGTAATACATACTCATCGAACTGCTTGTTAACTTCTCGTTTGATATTCTCAGGAACAAAATCAAGATCAACTAATTGCTCGTTGCGTCTATAATTACGTAACATTTCTTCAGTACAGAATTTTTCTGGTTCTAGATCTACCCAACCATCTAGTTTTTTTGACGCAAGTGGTTTCTGTCGTTCTTTAGCAACGATACAAGAGTCTTGAGACAGAAAGTTTGGAATCCCATCACCCCTATCACCCTTCATAATGTGCTCACGTAAAAACCTTCTCGGATCTGCAACTTTAACCCATCGTTTGGTTATTGGACTGAACTGACACACATTAGTGTACTTCTGTAACTGCCCAAAATCTTTATCCCCAGAGAGAATCAAAATCTCTTCAGTACTTTGATTATTTAGGTATACACCGAATCGATTAACTATCGTTCCTATAACATCGTCTGCTTCTGCACGTTCGACTTGTATGACCCGATACGGAAATGTTTCTTTGATCTCTGCCTTTACTTTGTTTAAGATTTCAAAAATCTTTTTCCAGTCAAGGTCAGACTTTTCACGATCTTCTTTTCTGTGTGCTTTATAATATGGGAAAACATCTTTACGCCAATAATTTTTATCGTCCGCACAGATCACAAGTTCACCATAGTCTTTGAACTTCTGTCGATACAAACGAATACTGTTAAGCACCATATGCCTAACTAAATCTTCTTGTAAAGTTGCTTTCCCCCCTTGAATTTGCATCATCAAATTCGCAATCATTACCTGATTAAGGTCTAAAAGTATCATGGTTTTTTCCAATAATTTATCTACTCTTTTAGTGTAAAATAAATTATGATAAATGTCAACTATTATTTCTCACACGTAAAAGACTCTGCAACATTGTTGTCCATTCGACAGACCGTAGATCCCAATTATAAAAATTGTCAATGTAATTTTTTGCAAAAATAAGTTTTTGCTGATTACTTTCTTCAAAATGTCTTTCAATGCTTTGGTGAAGGATGTTTGCAAAAACGTTTGCATGAAAATTGATATCTTCATTCCATTGGTATGATGTCGCAAACCCACCTGTTGTTTCTGGTAATGCCGCATAGTTAGGGCACACTACTTCACATCCTGCGGACATTGCTTCGATTGACGCAATGCAAGATGTCTCTTGCCAAATACTTGGGTAAGCAAAGATGTGTGCTTCTTGCAATGCTTTCCTAATGACATCGTTAGGTTTAAACCCATGATATGTCATGTTAGGATGATTCTTCACCCTTTCGAATAAGTCAAGGTATGGTTCATCTCGTTGAGGCCATCCATATGCTTCAAAAGAAGAGTACACATCCAAATGCACTTTATCCCCATGATGTTTTGCTAACTCTTCCATAACGGGAACTAGGAGTGCTAATCCTCTGTGGGGTGTAGTATGATAGATTAAACGAATCTGATCTTTTTGTTTTTCTTTATATTCAATGGGATCGATTGCATTTTTTAGAATGAATGACTGACTAAAGGGAACACCTAGTGCTAGGTTATAAGTTTGAAATTGCCAATTAGAAACGAAAACTAATTTTTCAAACTTACTACGAGAACTCGCATCCTTTAAATGCTGTGCTTCGGGATCTGACCACAAGTCGTGCAACCAGAGTATATTAGGTTTCGTTTCCACAACCTCTCTGACTCTAGACTTAATAATATTGAACTGATCTAATAAAGCATTATCAACTCTTTCATATAGTGCTTTGTTCATTAACTCTGTTCCACCCTGTGCAGTGGAATACGTACCATCTTTCTGCATCACTGATGATCTTTTTACTTCGCTATTATCAATAATATTTAATGCCATTAGAAACTCTCTGTTAATCCACTATCACTGTTATATTGTTTTTTTGTCAAAGACCATGTGCCATTGCCGTTATCTATCCAGTTTAACACATCACCTTCCTTTGCATCAAGATGGTCAAGAACTGCTTGTGGTAGAGGAAGAATCAAATTTTCTCCATCCTCTATTATTTCAACAGTAAACTTATTTTGCTCCACGCAAATACTCCATCACAGTCTGGGGTGAAGACACTCCATATGGATCTGGATCTTCTTCTGTTGCATCTGGTTCAATGAACATTTTTTCAATTGTACCATCATTCACAACCATCGCATACCGACGAGACCGTGTTCCAAAACCAACCGCAGACATGTCAATGTCCATGCCCATTGTTTTTGTAAATTCTGCATTACCATCCGGAATGAACTTTAAATTTTTGACTTGCTGATCAATCATCCATTTGCGCATTACGAATGTGTCGTTTACGGAAATAACATATACTTCGTCGATTCCTAGATCGGTTCGGATAGTCCAATAATTGTCTTCGTATTCTGGAACTTGATAAGTAGAGCATGTGGGAGTAAACGCACCGGGTAGGGAAAACACCACCACTCTCCGTTTTGAAAAAATTTCTTCTGTTGTTACGTCTATCCATTTAAATGGATTATCCCCTCCGATAGATTCGTCACGAACTCTCACCTTGAAAGTTACGTCTGGTACTCTTTTCATCATTTTCCTCGTAGTTCAAATTCCAGTTCAATAATTTTACTTTCCAGTTTTTGGATTTTCTTGTTCTTGTGATTGACTTCCGCCTTCAGGAGTTTCAACCACTTCTCCTTTATTTTTATATTTAGGTCTTTTAACGTCATTAAATATCCTTTCCCAATTTTTTGCATATGCGTCAGAGTCGGTATTTCGATAAGTGCTTCCTTTGCCACCATGCCATTTACCCTTGCCCACGATACACCTTAAATGATCTCTTTTTAGATTTATTCATTGACGATGTTTTAACATTTTTTCTGCCAATCGACGTGCCTTTCATGTTGCGTTCTGGTTGCCACGATGTAGCACTTGGTTTAGATGCCATTATCTATTCTCCTATTAGTCCCATAAACTTCTGTAGTATTTTCCGAACAGTCTCAAACCATTCTCGATTCTTTTGTTATGCTCGTCCAACCCTTGTTGATCAACCTTCAATTTCTTCACTGACACTTCCATCGAATCTTCTGGATCAATATCTGAATGATCATAGAACTGTCTCTCATCGTCATCATCAACAATTTGTTCGAATGCCCAGATCATTTCGTCCATGACATAATCCCAACGTTTAAAGAAGTTTTTGTCTGTTGTGCCTTCTTCTTTATAACGAACTACTTCTAATTGAGTTGGTTTAAGGAATAAAGGAACATCTGATGTATCAACACTTGGTGCACCATGTTTGGTGTCTCTAAGTTGCTTAAGCATTGGTACGATAAGTAATGCAAGAGTGTGGTCCATATTCCAAGTGTCATAGTTATGAATATGAATATCTACATCTCGTTCAAACGTTTCACAGTCGTCATCTTCATTTGCAAATCTACCTAGTCTAACGTGCATTTTATTTCCTAATTAATTTAATCATATAACCAGTCAGATCCGGAAACCCATGACAAACTGTCCATGGTTTTTCGTGATGCTCTTTATGATAACCACCATCACCACACAAAATCCAACTGAGGATCGGACTATTAATTGTATCACCCTTTTCGTTGTGTGTAAAGGTGTTCACTGATGATGATATGTTCAGAGATATGAAAACAGGAAACGAGTATAATGCCCAAATTAACATGGGTTCTACAATCAAAATTAAACAGATCCAACTCACAATTATATGCACGTAATATGTATCCGAAAACACAAGACCTTTTTGTTCTTTTAATTTTTCGTATCTTTCGGTGGGCACCAATTTCCAATCCCAATCAAACCACGATCTAAAATATGCACGAATCTTCCCTAAGTGTTTCGGGGAATGTGGGTCTACCTTAGAATCTGAATATTCATGATGAATATCGTGTATATTTGACCATTTCAAAATACTTGAATTAGTAATAATCGTAGATACAAAAACAAGAACATAGTGATTAAAAGAATTGACTTTATAACTTTGATGAGAAAAATATCTATGCAGTCCTACTAGTAATCCAAACACTGCTATAAGATATCCAATAGCAAAACTTAAAAAGATTTGCTCGGTAGATAAAAAATAAAATGAAAACGGAATACTAATAAGAACCAAAATTTGCAAAAGTCCACTTTGACTCTTTCCTGATTCCTGTGTGAACGATCCTTTAAAAGGAATATGCATATAGAGATCTCCTAAAAATAAAATGCGGAACGGGTGGATTAGGGTAACCACCAAGGGGGTACGATCAGATGTACCTTTCTACATAGACCCCCAACAACTCGCAACCCCGCTTAGGGTATGGACGCTATCCCTTTGAGTTTACCTTACCCCCCATCTGCGAGAGGCATTCAGTCACGTTCCTATCGGTGTTGCAATCACCGAACTCTGGAGTGGATGATAGGAATCGAACCTACTTCAAACTGATTTGCAGTCAGTCACCTAACCATTCAGTCACATCCACGAATTTGGGACTGTCTTTTTCGCATGCGAGGCACAGTCATTCCATTTAAATGGCTGGGGTAGTTGGGATCGAACCAACGACATATGGATTAACAGTCCACCGTTCTACCTACTGAACTATACCCCAAAAATTTTGGTGTCCCCTGCAGGAGTCGAACCTGCGACCTACTGCTTAGAAGGCAGTTGTTCTATCCAACTGAACTAAGGAGACGTTCTACTGCGGTGATGATGTCATCTCTAAAAAGAACACCTATCACCAAACCTACTATAAAATTTAACACACTATCACTTCATTGTCAAGCTTTTCTGCCATCAAATCAATCCATCGATCTTCTTCATCAATCTCTGCCTCAATCGCATTGATCAGTCGTTGGATGCGCAATGCTTTACCATAAGCACTGATACCAACATTGGTCTGTGCGATCTCAGAAGAATCCAAAAACTGAACCGCATCTTTCAGCGTGTTCAGAATCTCTTGATTATCAACTCTCATTATACAGTCTCCAAATAAGCATACTCTTCATAAGGGAGTGGTTCGCAATCATCAGGCAACCCCTTCTTCCACTCTGCAGCCAGTGCCTCTGCCTCTTGCTCCATCTCGTATTGAATACGGAGTTGAGCACAGATGTTCTCGTAAGTCTGCTCTAGATCCTCAATATCCATTTCGTCCCAAGCAAGACGCATACGGCAACCATAAAGGTCTTTAGATGCATCACTGATGCCATTGATCAGTTCGTTGCGTTTGAAGTCCTCGACAGTGTAGACACCCATGTCTGCCCAATAACTCATGTCATCAGTATACTTAGACATCCACAGACCGGGTTCTTGCTCCATCATCACGTCTGCTTTTGCATTAAGTGTTTCGATGTGCTGTAACAAAGTCATTATGCTTCACCTCGCATTGTCAAAATAATATCACGAACTGCTTCACGGTCAACGGTGTCGACACCGTATGCCATAACACCTTTCAATGCTTTTTCGTTCTTGAAGTATTCGTTGATACCGTCAACAATCTCTTCGTGTTCGAACTGGAATTCTTCAGCATAAATGCCGTCGTGCTCTAAACTGTAGAAGTCATTCATATAAGCAATGAATTCGTGACCTCGTTCTGCAATCTTCATCATATCGTTCAAATTCATAATCAATCTCTCTTCTCAATCAACATGTATATAATAACATAATGGGGAATAGAGTCAACACTTTTATGCGCATTTTTTTGTTTTTTTTCACATTTTTTTGCGGATAAAAATCAAGCACTTAGACGAAATACTTCATAAGGTTCATAGCAGTTGCAGTTGCAGTGATCGCACCCCCCAACAGAATTGCTCTATCGTTCCACACAGAACCAACATAAACCCATCCAATCGAGGATAGTAGATAGCAAACCTTACCTACGAATTCTATATCTGCTTGAATTAGAAAGATGCCAATAATAGCAAGAAACGTTGCTCCCCATTTCGCATAGTAGTCTGGTGTGCCAGTAGGTGTAGTCGGACGTAAGTCCTCTGCTTCTGCTTGAAGTTCTGCGAGTTCTTGTGCGAGACGTTTCTTTTCTTGAGCAAGTTCCATTGCAAGACGACCTGCCTTGGACATAGTAGAACCTTCGAACTTCTCGTGTATTTCGTTGCTCACGTCGATCTCACTCATTTAGACTAACCACCAGTTGTAAATACCATATACATCAACAGTAATGAATACTGCGTTTTGGAAAATCATTGGATTGTCTTTGTACTTACAAAAGACAAAAGTCAGCATGATATGCCCAATCAAGAACAGAATCATTCCGTACTTGCTTATTTCATTGTTAGACGATAGCAATATTGCGGCAGTTAAAAACAATACAGATGCTATCCACTTCGCAGTATTAGAATTCATAATGTAATATCACCTAAATCTTCTAAGAATTCTTTTTCGAGATTGTTCCACGTGCGCACGTGTACACGTTGCCTAGAACGATGATTTGGATCAGGGTGATTATCAGTGACCCTCACCCACTTACGACCGACTCTGGCCCGGACAATACGTGCACCACTTCCGATACGTGGCATCTGGTCTTGTAGTGTCACGGAATACATTTCAGTTTTCATTAGAACTCACCTACTGTAGAATTTTTTGCATAGTACTTTCTAGCACTCTCTTCATATATAGAAGATGCTCGTAGTTGACGCATTTTTTCCTCAACAGCATCTTTTCTCAATGTGTCCCAAATAATCTGACGAGCAGTCTCACGACCACTGTTAATAGTGAACGTATCTAGATATTCGAACAACTTTTCAGTTACTTCAACCATTCCCTTAAACTCGGACATCTTCGAACTCCTTAAAACCGTTTGGTTCTAGGTTACACACCCAATAGTCACAGTGACCGATGCGATGGTTATCATTCACACGACATGCCCAATCGAATGCTTCTGCTTCTCCTGTGAATGTCATTTCTTGTTTCATGACCATACCCTTCATCATACCTTTGGTGAAGTGTGCTTCGAACTTATAAACTGGAATAATCATATCTAATACCTCAAAGGACTACAATACTTATTATACAGAGTCTGAGGATTAGGTCAAGGGTTTTTTTAGATTATTTTGTTATATGCTTATAATTTACGATCATAACCATGGTGTATATAACTAAGGAGGGTAGGAAAACAGGGAGGGTGCTATTCCCTCCCAAAATTTCTTTGAGTTCACGGACATCATAGAAAGTGCCCATGAATGCAACTATGAGCAGGTGAATGCCCCAAGATGCGAATAATAATATAAAGGTGTTTCTAATCAGTGCTTGCATGCACTTATTTAGTTACTTCTGTGGTCCGAAAAACCACTCATACTCTTCGTCTGTATACGGAAACATGTTCTCCGAATCTCCTATGTGTCTCTGCGTCAAGTACTGATCTGTACTTTGCTTGTGCGTCCATGAAAGTGGTCTCAATCGTCATCAATAAAACGATGAACAATGAGATCATTTCTGCTCCATTATTTGATTCACAATATCACCAAGTGACATGTGACGGTAATCTCTGTTGTGCGTCTTCAGATGCTGTGCGGTTTCCATTGCCGCTTGCAGTCTTCGTGCTTCGATGAATGCATCATAAATGCGAACAAAAAAATCTCTGATTGCTACACATACTGTGCAGGTAGTTTGATATACACTTGTGGTGCTGATCATTTGTATTCTCCAAGTCAAGGTTAATGTTAGTTACTTGTGGTAACGTTTTATTTATACAAAAGTATACCTTAACTTGTGCATTGCGTCAAGTTTTATTCGTGTCAATTACGACTTTATGTACATACCAATCGTACCAACGTTTATACATTTCGATTCGTTCAACATGATCATCATACATCACCATTTCAAATGCTTGATCAGGATCATCGATATCACCTTGAATTACTGCAGGTGCGTAATCACATCGACCAAAACATACAACTGGAATTCCATGCAACATTGCCTCTTGTCCACTACCACCATTTAAAACAAACATTGATTGTGCGTTCTTTACCAACTCATTAAAGTTTGCATCGGCAACATACAAAACGTTTTTAAATCCACCTTCGATAATATCTTTGAGAGGTGCCATTGATGTGAAATTTACTGGGTGTCCCTTGAAGACAATTTGAGGAATATCATCTCTTGTGTTTGCCATGTGACATAACTGAGTCACAAAGTGTTCTACACTAAAATCAGAGTGGTACTTGATTGTTTCGTCGTGCGGTAACTGCAAAGGAACAACAATG